GGCGTGGCCCGATGACGTGAAGGAGCAGCGGAAACCGCAAATTGTCGGCGGTGTGGCGCTCCCGCAGCGGCCGATGTTGTCGATTCCGAGCCTCGACCAGCCGATTCAGCTCACGCTCAACGCCGAGCGGGCAGCCAAACTCGGCATTCACATCCATCCTATTAGCGAAGAGGCGGATGATGAGACGGCGGATGTCATCCAAGGGCTCTATCGACGGATTGAGGTGGATAGTCGCGCGAGTCTCGCCCGCACCTGGGCGTATGAGCGCGCGGTGAAGTGCGGCCGGGGCTATTACCGGGTCTTAACCGAGCCAGACCCGGATGCCGGCAGTCCCTTTGACCAGAAGATTTCCATTAAGCGCATTTTGCAGCAGGCGAGTGTTGTGTTGGACCCGTTTGCGCAGGAGGCGGACGGGAGTGATGGGGAGTGGGCCTTTCTTGTGCAGGATATGCCCTGGGATACCTATATTCGCCGGTATCCGAAGAGCCAGATGGCGGCGTTTGACGCGGATGAGTTTTCGCTGGTCGGGGTACAGACCCCGGAGTGGGTAACGGGCGAGGCGGACTCGGCCGGACGCGCCGTGCGGGTGGCGGAGTATTACCGCCTGGAGTATGCGACCCGCCGACGGGTGCTGCTTGATGACGGAAGCGATGCGTTTGACGATGAGGTCCCTGAGGGGCGGATTATCCGTGAGGGGGATGGATCGCGGTCGGTGGAGGAGCAGGTCCCTACCCTCTGGTGGTCTACCATCAACGCGGTAGAAGAGTTGGCCCCGGCACAAACGCTCGATGGGCGTTATATTCCGATTATCCCGGTTATTGGACGGGAGCTGATTCCGTTTGAGGCCCAACGACGGTGGGTGGGGATTATCGAGCCCAACATTGATGCCGCACGGTTGCTGAATTATTCTGCGTCCTCAGCGGTCGAATTAGCGTCGCTTGAGTCGAAAGCGCCGTATCTGATGGTTGAGGGGCAGGAAGAGGGGCACGAGCAGGAGTTTCAGCTCGCCAATGTGCGAAACTTCCCGTATCTTCGCTATAAGAATGTGAGCCTCAACGGCACGCCGGCCCCGCCGCCACAGCGGACCCAGGTGGATACCAGCCGGTTGGGGCCGTCGATGGTCCTCTTGCAGCAGGCGCGGGAGTTTATCCATCAAGGCACTGGCGCGTTTGAGAGCGCGCTCGGCCAGCAGAGCCAGACAGCTCGGAGTGGTCGATCAGTGTTGGCGCTCCAGCAACAGTATGAGCAGGGGAGCTCGCACTTCCTGGATAATTTGGCTGAGATTTCGCTCACCTATGAAGCCAAGGTTGTCCTAGACCTGATTCCGACGATTTACGACCGTCCGGGGCGGGTAGCTCGCATCCTTGACCAGGAAGACGAGACGCAAACAGTGCTGCTCAATGCGCCCTTCATGCGCGATCCGCGGACGCAGCGTCCGCGCCAGGTCCCCGCCCCCGGTATGGGCGCTGGTCTACCGCCGGGCCTGCCGCCCGGTGCCGGTCCATTGGTGGGGCCGCCTGTGCCCTCTCCTCAGGGGATGCCTTCCCCGCCACGGCTGGGCGGCCCGCCGATGGGACCGCCGCCGATGGGACCGCCCCCGATGGGGCCTCCCCCGATGGGGGGGGCTCAAATGGGTCCCCCTCAGATGGGTCCCCCTCAGGCGGGAGGGCCATCGAGCCCGGAGACGTGGAATTACGACTTGCGGAAAGGCCGCTATGGAGTCGTAGTGACCATCGGGCGCTCGTTCAAGAGCCGTGCGCTTGAAGGCGCGGATGAGATGGCGCAACTCTTCCAGGCTAACCCGTCGCTCTTTCCCATTCTCGGCGACCTGTATCTGAAGTTTCGGGACTTCCCTGGCCATAACGAGGCGGCCGCGCGCGTCAAGAAGCTGCTCCCCCCGCCGTTGCAAGAGCAGGACGGGCAGCCGGATGCCCAGCAACTCCAGCAGCAGTTGCAGCAGCAAGGCGAAATGCTCCAGCAGCTCACGCAAGCCCTGGACGCGAAGACGCGCGAGATTGAGACGGACGCCGTCAAGGAGCGGGCGACGACCGCGCGTGAGCAGCAACGCCTAGCGGCTGATGCCCAGCGCGAGCAGTCGGACCTCCAGGCGCGCATGGACATGGAGCGCATGAAGAATGAAACCCAGCTCGCCATCGCGCAGATGAAGATTCAGGCCGGTGAAGCGAAGGCCGTCTTTGAGGCGACGACGAAACGGGTGGGGACTGAGAGCCAGTGGCAATACGATGAGGAGATGAAGGCGCAGCAACAGCGCGCGGACACGGACTTGGCGGTCCTCAAGGGCGCAATGCAAGGCGCCACGCCCGGTGGCCCCGCCGTCACGTCCGCCCCGGTCATCCCACCACCCGAGGAGGAGGGGTATGGGCCAGGGGTGTGATCTGACCACGATGGTGCGCGGTCGATGACCTTCGCGTGCTCACAGTGCGGGGCGTGTTGCCGTGCCGCGGCCGACCTCGGGCTCGTCCCGACCAGGGACGGCCACTGCATCCACCTCACCCCTGACCATCGCTGTGCGATCTACGCCACACGTCCAGCCATCTGCAACGTAGCCGCCACCCATGCCGACTTAGTGGCGCAAGGGAGCCCCGTGTCGCAAGCGCAGTATTTCACGCTGAGTGCCGTCGCGTGTAACCAGATCATGGACAGCTATGACGTGGCCGACCGCTTTCGTCTCGACCCTGCGGTCTATGAGAGAGAAGGGTAATGCCCCCGCAAACCTCCAGACTTACGTCCGCCGCGCGCGCGGAGCTACGTCGCCGGGACGCGCAGACCGAAGCCATCCTGGCGCAGATCGCGCAGGGCGGCAGTGGGCGGCCGATGGCCTCACACGCGATTCGGCGTCCGGGAAATGTGGACCTGTATGGGCAACCTGAAGTCCCCAACCCTGACGGGACGACCAGTACGGTAGATTCCATCGGCGTCAACATTGACAACCTGGAGTATCTGCTCCCGACCGTGACGACGGAGGGGAGACATTTCGCGAATGAGGCGTCGGCGCAAGGCGTGACGGATATTCCTCGCGCTGTGCGAGACATGGCCGTAGATGAGTTCCGACGCACTGGACGACACCTTGGCGCCTTCAATAGCGTAGAGGAGGCAAACGCGGCGGCAGAGAAACTGCACGATGACTATGCGCGTGGAAAGTATCGCGTCCGGCCGATGCCCTCCCATACGACGCCGTCCCCAGACGCCTATCAAGGCGACCTCAATGACGTTCTCCCCGGCGGTCGGGACGCCGCCATGCGTCCGCCGACCGAGTTTGAAATACTAAGGGGCGCAGATTCAGCGCCCTCACTGCGGGACATCTTATTGCCGGGCCAGCCAGAAGTCGCTGACCCGACCGATGCCCAGCGCGCCGCCCATGAGGCCCGCGTTAGGGACACGCAGGCAGACTGGGGTCCAGTACGGCGTGGGATGTCCCGCGCGGCTGAGTTTGCGGGGGAGTATGTCCCTGAGTTTTTGGGCGGGGCGCTCTGGGGTGACCCGACTGATCCGGACGCGTCTCGGGCTAACCTCCTGGGGCAGATGCTGACGGCCGGGGTTCCATTCGCGGGGGGGATCAAACGCGCGGTAAGTACCGCAGGGCGCGCTGTAGTGCGACCCCCCGTGGCACTGTCTGGGCATTTAGCGGAGGCTGTCGGGGATCGCTCGATGCCGCGAGGATTGGGTAGTTTGGGTAGAACATTGGAGATGAGCGGGGGGGACGTTCGCTTAAAACAAGAAGTAGTTGACCGCCTTGCTACCTTCCATGACATAGGCGGGAGGCTCCCTATCACAGCAAACTGGTCAGGCGCAAATAATGCCGATCTGCTCGATGCGTTCGGCGGGGATGTCGCCGCGGCGAGGGCTTACGCGATGCTGTGGGGTGCCACTAGTCCAAATACAAAGGTCGGGCGGAACACTATAGAGAGCTTGGTGGCACAGGCGTACCGCGTGTCGCACAGTGGCGATCCAATTCCGTTATCGGTCGCGCAGTCACTTGACCCCACTAGTGGGAGGCAATTAATTACGTCTGCTGGCTCCAAGGCCCTGAATATTCGCCGTGCCGCCACTGGCGAAGAGCTAAGTGGCCCTAAAGTGAGAGAAATGGGCTCGTTCATGGCTGGCGAACCTTCTACGCCTATTGACCGACACATGATGTATGCTGCCGGGTCGAAACAGTCCAAACTTGACCTTGACTTGCCGGCGGTAAAGGCGTGGCTGGGGGGCAAGTTGGGGTTGCCTCGTTCCGGGCGAGGGTCGTTGGACGACCAGCAGGTCTATGACGTGTATGCCAGCACGATAGCTGACGCACTGCACGGTATTAATTCAGGGGCCGGGCATAATATGAACTTTGGGAAGATGTGGGAGGGGACGAAGGCGTGGAAGGGCCAAAAGTCAGAGGGTGCCCCCATCGACATACTCCGCGACATGGGGCTCTTGTCGAAGGGGTCTATGCTGGATGCAAAGAAGTTACGCGAAGCGTTGTTACGGGCTGGCGTAGCGTTACCGTGGGCTGGCGCGTTACTGGCGGCTATTCACGAGTCGCCGGACGAAGGATTGTGAGGACGAGCACCTTCTTTGTCGGGGTGCACGAAAACTTCGTGAGCGCGTTGTGCGTCTTGGGACGCTGACCACGTAGAGGCGCAAATAACGAACCCGCACCGTGGGCATTTAGCCCTGTGGGCCTTGGCGATCTTCACGGTGCGAGTATAAGGCAAGCGCCGCCATAATGGCAGCGCATAATGTGAGGAGGAGGAGACTAAATGGCTCGTAAACTCACAGCAACCGTCCGTACGGCTCGCACCAAACCCGGCGGCAGCAATGTCGGGAAATATCCCAGTGTGAAGAGCTTTGCTGGGC